GTGTTTCATCGCATAAGCAGTCGCTCGGTAATACCCAAAATAGCCGACACCGATATGCTGCATCAACATCTGGCAATCCCTCCTTTAGTGTTCTGAGGCAATTGCAATATCTGTGTGAACTTACACATGCTCTACGACGATGTGACAGGGGTACTGATGCAATGCATCTCGCGAATACCCCTGTCGTGTCGCCGGAAAGCAAAAAGCCCAAGGCGTTAACCTCGGGCTTGAATTCTTTGTGTGTCGACAATCGAAGCTATGGCGACGATATCAGATTTACATGAAATATATGCCTTTCAGTTCGGTTTTGCAAGACTTACATCTAAATTTGTCGCCTTTTGTTGTGAACGTGATCGCGTTACCGATATGAGAGCGTCGCTATCAAGCTTCACAAAACTGCTGCGCAGCGCCAGCCAATGAGGGAGGTAGGTTTCTGTCCATGTGGACTTTGCTACACCAACCAGCTCCGCCAGCGCCTGATATTCATACGCCTCCCGCCCTGCCAGCTCGGCTTTGACATCCTGCGCGGCCAGCCAGATAAGTTGGCGCAGGCGATCGACTGTTTTCTTTGCAATGCGCACGCCGGCCAGCTTTTCGTTGAATTGCCCCCATGCCCACCGGGTGATCGTCTCCTGGTGCTCCCAACGGATATTGTCGCTGTAATTCCACAGCAGCCACGCTTTCTGATGCTCTTCCAGCGACAGCAGAGCCCGGCGCCAGCTTGCCGTCGAATACTCAACGGGAAGAACGAGAGCGATTGATGAACCCTTAGCGCGGGACTGCTGTCCGGGAATTGGCGGGCTGGATGGGTTTACCATGCGGCCGGTTACCGGGTCGGCGACTTTCTTTCTTCCCCGGCTGCGCGCTGTAGCGGTGAAATGCGCGTTCTCTGCAAAAGCTACCAGTTGCCCTTTCGTCGCACCGCTCAGATCAGCGGTGGCCACTATCAGCTGCTGGCGAACAAATTCCAAGTATTGAGCTGTCATGCTTCTTCTCCCAGGCGCTTATAGATACGGACGAAATTGCGTAATATTTTGTAGTCAACCAGCACGGTGCCGCGGCTACGCAGGAGGCGGAGCTTTTGCCAGCGGTCGCGGATGCGTTCGATAACGTCACGGCTCATGCGGCCTCCATTTCGGTAATGGTTAGCTCAAGCCGCCCACCTTTGACGACAGGCATTCTCTTCACGCTGTAGTAGTCAACCTGCTGGTCATCGAGCCAGAAACCCGATTTCGTCAGGGCGTCGAATGCAGCTTTTTGCAGGTTGTCCAGGTCACGGCGCCGGCGATCCGGCATGTGGCACTCAATACGGATTCTCAGTGGCGTGGAAAGGCCGATATCAAGCATCAAGTCTTTGATGATTCTGGCGACACTGTCGCGGTATGCCTGCCCTTCCGCGCTGATGTGTGTGCGCCCCCGGTTATGCCGGTAGTAGCGGTTGTTGCTTGGTGGCCAGGGTAATGAAATTCGATATTGGTTCATGCTTTTATCAGCCCCTCTTTCATCCAGATAACCTGCGTTCTGGCCATTCCCTCCAGCGCGCACTCCTTCGCATACTCCGCATCTACCAGGCGCGTGCGGCGGTCTATTTCATCGTGACAGGATGAACAGGCGATAGCGGCGATCAGATCAGGCGGCTTAATCCCGGTCCCGCACAATCCAGCAATGCGGATATGGGCCAATACCGTGGTTTCAGGGTTACCGTTGCAGACGCCCGGGATACGAACCTGACATTCGCGGCCGCGCGCCGCTTTGCGAAGATTAGCCATGCTTACCCCCAAATCCGTTGACGAAGTGATCGCGGCGTATACTCCGGTCGAGCACAAACCGGCAGCCTGGCGCTGACCGTCCAGCTCAGATAATCCGGGTTAAGGCTTTTCTCGGTGACGATGCCACGCGCCTGATATCTGGACACCAACTGTTCTGCCTGCTCCGCAGTGCATTCGGGATGCTGAAACCATGAGTGTTTCATCGGCATCACCCAGCGAAGCTTAAAAGCTGGTTGGCGGCGTTCTCAGCTTCCTGCAGGCTGTTGAATGAACGAGAGAGGATCCACCGCCAGAGAACATCCAGCGATGCTTTGTACAGTTCCTGGAACTCGCATTCGTCCATGCTTGCGAAAGAAATGCTGCGAGGGTGTTTTTTCAGCGTGCCGTCCGGCAGCTGTATGGCGTCATAGTGGCCGGCTTCAACGATGACCCACGCCCGGTAAGCATCGAAGGATTTGCAAATACTGATATAGCCGGATCGCTTCTCAGCTATCCGGTCGAGATATTGCCCGGCGGCATCAAGCAACGCCGATTCACTCCCGCCATATGCAGCAAGGTATTTGGCGTAACCTGTGATAAGCCTGCGCTCGTTAGACGAAATCGCCCCGCCGGTAGGTTCCCAATATTCAAAGCCGAGATTGAGCAAAGCAAAGTAACGGCGGTGAAACGCCGGATTGCGGACAAGCTTAAAATCGGCCTCCAGAACGGCGCCGAGCTTGCATTTTGATTGCAAGAAATCGCTGGTCTCCTGCGTGGCAGGGATCAGTATTCCTTGGGTCTGTTTTATCAGGTGTAATTGTTGCGCCATGGGTTTCACTCCGTGGCGCTGAGATGCTCCGTTGCCGTTGTTCAGGCGGCAGGTAAATTATTGCAGCTTACTCTCGGTTTCGTCAATGCAGCCAGCTTCTTTAGCTAGCTCTTTAAACTCTTCAATCGTCAGCAAAAACTGATTTTTTCTTACCTTTTCGAGCCCAGTTATTTTCCCCCCATCGCTCGAAATTAAAAACTTCCCGCCCTGCCTGATAATGTCCACCACTTCGGCGATATCGAGATCCACTTCATCCCCCTGAGCGACATACAGACGCAAAAATATAGTCTGGCGACAGCATCAAAGGGACACGCTTATTGCGATGCTTTGGGAAATGCCAGCCACCAAAAGGTGAATCAGTAGAACCAGTCGTCCGCGCTTTCCCACGTCTCTTGCAGGATTTGCTCTACACGTTTTTTATCGCCATCAGCGCCGCCCAAAACGCTAAGGCCATCGTTGCCTGTGCGTCGAATGGTTAATTTGCAGTCATCATAAGACTGGGACAAGCGGCGCAGCAATTCTTGCTCAAGCGCAGGTATGGCGCCATCAGGGAGTTTTTTATGTTTATCAATTGTGACTTCAACTTTCATGGTTAGCACCTCACATGGATACTGTATAAATAAACAGTATACCGGTTGCATGAAATGTTCAACCCCTCTGCAGCACTTTTTGCTAACACCATGCTTATGTTTAGATTGATGTTTTTCCGTATTAAAAAACCCGCCGAAGCGGGTTTTATCATGCTGCAATGTCTTTTTTCAGGCACATCTCCGGTAAATTAGCCCTCACCAGCGCCTCAGCAAAAGGCGGAGGAACCGCATTACCACAACGCGCAACCTGCTTATCCTTCGCATACTTCACACCGCGGTAATCCTGATCGATGATGTACCACTCCGGGAACCCCTGCGCCCGGTAGAGCTCATGTGGCTGCAGCATGCGCATGCCGATGTCGACAATGCGGTAAGTCACCCCGCCGATATCCACCAGCCCGGTGCTATCCTCTCCGCAGTATTTCTGCAGGAACGCCAGCACCTGCTGCGCGCGCTCTTCGTCATAGTCCTCGACCGCCAGAGTCGTTTTAACCTCCCCTACGTGCTGCCCGCCGGCAGTGATAGTAGGCATCGGCTCGTCAGTTGTCTGGCCATCACGGCAGGTGCCGCGGAGTTTTATCAGGTGGGACGTGACCATCGCAGCATCAGCTTTTGTCGTCATGGTCTGCAGTGGCTCGCTAACGTCTCGCGGCCTGCTCTGCCCGGCACGACCGCCAACACCAACAATCTGAGCAGTAACCAGCGCGTGATGATCGACCGTGGTAACTGAATGAGCGGGTTCGCCCAGGTCAATACCGGCGCCCTGGTAGTTCCCGCCGTAGTGTTTCGCCAGAAATGCTGACACCAACTGAGATTTACCTCCCCCTCCAGCGGTAATCGTAGCGCTTGGCTCATCTACGCGGTGGCCGATGCTGGCGCCAAACTGCCGGGCAATAACCGGAGCGACTACACAGGCGCGCGACTCTTTCAGGATGGTGTGTGCAGGTTTATCAAGCGGGCGCGGTTTAGCCTGGTATTCGCTTCCACCGTTACCAGCGAGGAATGGGACAAGGCCCGCCTCAACAATCCCCAGCGCATGACCATTCCCACCCGGGCGCCTGGACGTGCCGGCGGTCACTGTCGGTACCGGCTCGGTAACTGGCTGCCCGGTGGCGCCGGTGCGGAATTTTGTCAGATGAGGTACCGCGATTGCGTAGCCGTGGGTTTTCGTAATCGTCTGCAGCGGATCGTCCAGTGCCTGCCCCCGGAAACAGTCATATTTCCCGCGTGTCGTTGTGTGATTGCACTTGACGATGAACGGCTCGGCACTGTCGATAACAAATCGCTGGATGCCCCGGGCAATGCGTCGGAGCGTATTTTCCGCCAGCGGCTTTTTGCGGCCAAAAATCGACGGCGCCGGGATGGACCAGTCGATGCATTCTGCAGCTGTGTGCCATGGCGCCAGTTTTCCGGCCAGCACTGCCGGTGATTTCGGATCTCCATGAGTGGCTTCCGGCCATACAATCGGCTTCCCATCGCAACGCATCACCATGAAGAATCGCTTACGGATGGTCGGCGCACCATAATCACATGCGCGCAACTCGCGATACTCAACGGTGTAACCCAAACCGTTTACCAGTCGTGCTGCATCCTCGCTATCAAGCGAAATATTCAGAAATTCGCAGCATTCGGCCAGCGCCGGATGATCCGCTGAAATGCCTGTGGTCAGCATGCCAATGAATGCCTCAAAAGTCTCGCCAGCACGGGCAGGATCTGGACGCATTTCACCAGCGAGCAGCGGCCCCCACGTTTTAAATTCTTCAACGTTCTCCAGCTTCATCACTCGGGGTTTAACATCCAGCCCCCAGCGCAGTACCACCCAGGCCAGTCCACGGATCGCTTTCTCGACAGGCTTAGCTCCTTTCGCCTTTGAAAAGTGACGGCAATCTGGTGAAAACCACGCCAGCGCTACCGGGCGGCCAGCGGTCGCGACCTTTGGCCTGACTTCGTAAACCGATTCGCAATAGTGCAGCGTGTCCGGATGATTAGTGGTATGCATCGCTACAGCGTTCGGATCATGATTAATCGCAATATCCACACTGCGCCCAATCGCCAGCTCGATGCCCGTCGATGCGCCGCCGCCACCAGCAAAGTTATCTACGATGATTTCTCTCACGCGTATTTCTCCATAGCGCTGGCCAGCGAACCTGCCGCGGCAATAATTGACGGTACCGGCATTTTTTCCAGCCACATACGGTTGATATGGTGCTGCAGTCGGCGCTGGTGGTGCGCCGGGAGTGTCCCGGCTTTTTCAATCTGAGCGAAGACCATGCTTACTTCCGCTGGCCATACTGTTTCAGGCACATCCACCAGCAGTAGGCTTTCCAGTTCCTGCAGGCGTTTGCAGGCGTATTCCAGGGAAGAGTCCACTATTTCACCTCCACCTTGATGCCAGCGGCGGCACGTTCAGCCTCGCTTTGTTCCCAAAACCACTTGTGAAGCGCCATAAGCTCTTCATCGAGCGGAGCATATTTGCGGTCGAAATATGCCTGTGCGTCTTTCTCCGCTTCATCAGGCAATTCGCCTGGTCCGAAGAGCGTGTTATAAATCCACGCCAGCCCGTTTTTAGCATCGCCAGTGGCCTGCCATTCGATGATTGCAGCCTGCATAACCAGGATATTTTTCCCGATCAGCAGATCGAACTGCTGATAGCGCTTACGGATATATTCGTTTTGCGCTTCAAGTTCTGCGTTGCGCTGCTGCGCCTTCTCCAGCGCCTCTACCAGCGCATCAATCTTGTCTTGCTGCGCTTTCCACGCAGTTTCTGGGTCTGCGCATTCCGCAAAATGCTCTTCGCCTTCACCACAGTGCGGACAATAGCAATCTGAATAATCACCAGAGTCGCCCATAGGTTCGCCACCACTCAATTCACTGCTGGGATAAATTTTTCCACAGTCGCACTCAACCAGGTAATACGGATAGTCGACAGTACGGCCACGCAGTTGCGCCAGTTCGGTGATATCAGTCATGGCTGGCCTCCTCGAATAACACATCCCCCTCAATACCGCCGACCTGATAAACGATCGAGCCATCTTCCCGATATTCCATTGGTGCAGCGCTCCAGCCTGCGCCACTGGGATCGTCATCGTCGCCTACCTGGACAAATCCACCAGCAACTACACGGGCCGGATACATTTCACCCTCAGTCCAGTACCCCTCTGTATCTTTGATACATAGAATTTGCAGTGAGTTGCTCATTTGTCTGCCCCTTCTAACGCCGCTGCTATCTCTTCGAAAAAGCCATCTCGGGTATGGCTGGTCATTGCTGGTAAAAATACGGACATCAGCCTGTTTGTGTTGCAGTTCTCATCGTCTGCGAACAGAGCGATTTTTTTATCCAAGCGCACCTTCGCTTCCTGCAACTGCTCGTTTTTCTTGTTAGTGCGCTGGATATAGTCGGCAATGATTTCTATAGCCTTGTTTGTGTATTTTTCGACGTGTTCAGTCATGTGAACCACCTATCGCCTCAATCGTTTCCAACAACAACCGGCGGCGCGTATTTTCTGCAAAGTGACGGCGCCCGGTTTCTTTGTGGTAAAACTCGTTTTTGCCGACGACCCACATCCGCTCTGTCTGGTGCAGTTTTTTTACCTTCGGACCGTCTTTGGTGATCACGGTGCCGGTATGGGTTTTGATAATTGTCATACGGCCTCCCCAAGCACCCAACGGAGTGCGCTCGCATACTCACCATCGGCAGATTCCAGGGCTTTTGTGATTTCTTTGCGGGTTTTCAGGCGAGGCTTTGCATCACCGAGGATCTGACGCTGACGCCGGGCTCTTTCATGGCCGGTTGTGCCAGCAGTTGCTACTTCGATTTCAGAGACCTTCTCCCGCTGCTCTTCGGGTTTAAGCGATGCTAGCTGACGCGCCTGGGTAACGGTAACTGTGCCAGCCTCCACCGCTTCCCTGACGGCCTGAGTGGCATCGAGAAGGGAGAGCGTTGCTCGAACGGTCTGAACGCTGCAGCCAAACAACACCGCAATATCGTCCTCATCGAGCCCACGGTCGAGCGCGTCTGACATTTTTTTAGCCCGGCCAAGCGGCGTATCAGGTCGGCGAATTTCGTTTTCGCTGACCATGTATTTAGCCATCTGATTTGCTGATCCGCGCTTAACGACTCCAGGTACAAGCAGTGGGTCTTTGCCTTCTTTCAGACGGAGTTTATTTGCCTCCAGGGTATGTTTAACGCGCTGACGGCCAACAACTACGCAGGTGAGCCCCGTTTCAGGGTCTTTCCAGACGATGATCGGCTCAAGTACACCCAGCTCCGCAATGTTCAGTACCATCCCTTCCTCAATAGGCAGGTGTACCCGCTCATCATAAAGTGGGTGGGTCTTATCGGTGACCAGGTGCAGGTTTTCAGGCTCGAAATTGAGCACGTTTGTTTTGCCGCTGGCACCGTATACATCGATTGAATTCTTAGCCATGAATAGCCTCCTGAACATCTAAAACTCGCTGAAAAACAGGACTGCCAAGCAGGCTGTAATTCATCCCAACAGCAACTTTCGGCACCAGGCCAAAACGCTTCATGTCAAAGTCGATGACGGCCCGCTGATCGCGGAAAAGCCCCAAACGACCATGCCGGACAACCTCGCCAGTCGCTTCTGCTTCGGAAAAATACCGCTGGACAGTAGCGCGGCTCAGCCCCAGTTTTTTCATTGCCTCGGTGGTCGTAAGGCGCCCCTGATGCCTGGTGATCCGAATCACTGCGCGGACGTACTCTCTGCGCTCAACTGCTGATAATGCTCTAGCCATGATTCCGCCCTCTGCCTAAACCGAATTTCGCGCGGATTTCAGCGATTTTGTTTAAGCCCTGCTCGTTACTCAGCGGACGTCCGCCAAGCTTTGGGATCTGTTTAACCGGCTCGGGAATCACTTCCCCGGCATTCAAGCGACGAACCATACGCAGAAGCTCATCCTGCGCCTTACGTCGCAGCTCAGTGTCGCTGAGGCCGTTTGCGCGCATGTCTGCGTACAAGCCAGTAACCATCCAGTAGCAAGCTTTGTGTTTCAGCGTTAACGGTTCGATTTTGTGCTCAGGCCATGGGTACGACTCAGCGTCTGGATACTGGCCGCGAGTCCGGCAATACTGGTAAACCATTTCAACCAGCTCACTCGCATCTGGCAGGCCTACAGTTACCGCCTCCTCAGAACGACACCAGGCGACGAACTGTCCCGGTGATGGCATAAATGGTTTTTCCTGTTTGCGCGCAACCCGCATCCCTGCGTTAATCTGCTCAACTGTGGTGATCCCGTTTTCTTTGAACGCCAACAACCACTGGCGACGCATCTCGTTGAGGTCTTCCACAGATTTGTTGGCCAACACCGGGAATACGGCAAGCAGCTGGCGGAACAGCTCGTTGAAGATCTCCGCAGTCTTGGCCGCCTGGCGCTTTACTGCCTGCTCGTCCTGCATTTCCGGAAGCCCGGCAGCCACTCGCTGGAAGTTTTCACGGTCGAAGTTGTGCATGCTTTCTGCGATAGATTTCATTCGAGTACCCCGTCGATCCAATCGGTATTGTCCAGCGCACTGGCGCCTGATTTGTTTTTTGATGGGCTATGGCTACGAAGTCTTTTTGTCGTGAGTTGATCCCACTGTTTGCGTAGTTTTGATGGGCAGAGAATGTTTTCTTGCCAGAAATCATTTTCATTCGCCCACTTGAACAGTTCGCAGATTTCATAGTGAGTGCGCTTGTCCTGCAGACGCATCAGGCGGATGGTGTTCGCCCATTCAACCCAGTTGGGCTCTGAGAGGGAGGCGTTCACGGTGAGGGCTTTATCGAAAATCCATCGCGCGGCTTTGAGGTCGTCAGCTGTTCCCCAGGATTTACCCGCAGGGGTATAAATCCCATCGGCCGCTTCTGGATGACGAGAGAGAAACTTCAAAGTTTCCTCGTTTCGGGATTCTTTAGAATTCCGAGACGAAGAAGATCTTTTACTATTGTTCTTGTTCTTGTATTGGGTGTCTCCCGTTTCCGGGAAAGGTTTTCCCGTTTTCGGTAACACTTTTCCCGATTCCGGGAAGAGTTTTCCCGTTTTCGGTTTGTCTAAAATCCACTCAGATAGCTCAGTATTTATACCGACAATTTTCATCACTCCCTGCTTATGAGCGAAGATAATTTTCCGCTCCGCGAGAGATTTGATTGTGTCGGAAATATGCGACTCTCCGAGGTCTGTCAGCTCAGCAATCACCGTGTTTGTTACTCGGTCCTGCTTCTTGTTCCATCCATAGGTAAGCCAGATAACAGCCTCAAGACACTGCCACTCACGACCTGACATCCGCAGACGCGGCTTGAGCTTCTGTATCTCGTTTGCGATCTTGGTATACCCGTTAGCCAGGTCGGCCATTTGACCTCCCGAACGCTCGGTTTTAATCGGAAAATTGATAACTTCAGCGGTATTTGACATACTTCATCCCGTGAATTGACCCAATTAATTCACCCGAAGACTGGCTGTGTTGGCGCACAACAGTCTTCACCCTTTCAGAACAACCCAGCCTGGTCGCCGCCCTTTCGCACTTTGCGCTTTGCTTCCCGGCGTTCAGCTGCGCTGGTCTGCTTCTCTGCCCATAACTTTGCGTGTCGCATAACATCGTCAAAAATTTCCCCTTTGCGGCTTGCCTGTGACATCCGCTTGTACATATCGACCGCCTGGTATGCCCCCCCCTGAGCCACTGCTTGCGTGAAGTCCTGGCGAAGAAGTTCCTCGCGGACGTTTTTCTCAATAAATTTGATGTGATTCATGGATACCCCGCTTACATCACGCCGAGCATTGAGCTCACGATCGTCATCAGCGCTCCTGTCTGCTCAGGCATTAACCTGAAAAGCGACGCTATTCCCTCGCTCACCTCCTTCAGTTTCTGGTGCTCTGGCGCGTTCAGCATCACCGCCTGCTTTGCTTCAGCGCATTCCTTCATGGCCGAAGACAGGCGCGACAAAATATCGTCCTGAGGGATCAGGCGATGGCGGAACTCCAACGGAAGAACGGTCATGATTGCCGGGGTAAGAAGGCGAACGTACTCGCGATAGCGCTCAGACTCGGCCGGGTTGTCCAGGTAGCGAAAAAGCTTCTGGCGGGCACGGCTGATGTCATCAGGAAACGCGATCTCCTCGCCGCCCTGTTGTCGCCACTCATCGATGATGTATGCCGAGACAACATCCTGTCCTTCAGCTGCTGCCCAGGCGCGAACGGCAGAGCGAATTGCGTCGTGATCTGCCTCTCTCTGTTGATTTCGCTTTATCAGGGCGCCGGTGTTGAATCCGGTATTTTGTTGAAAGGATAGTGTTTGCATGGTTATACCCTCTGCTCCTGCGGCAAACCGTCGGTAGGGTTCGGGTACAAATCGGGGCGCAATTCGTGTGGTGTCACTCCGGTTGCTTTGAAGATAGTGAGAACGCGGCTTTGCGGTACCACGCCGTAATTTCTATTTTTCCAGTGACTAACCGTCATAGCTGAAACATCTAAACTTTCAGCTAGCTTGCTGGCATTCCCTGCAATGTTTATGGCTTTGTCGAGAGCTTTCATAGGTGACTCCTGTGAAGAAACACGACAATTAAACAACAGGTTTAAATAACAGTCAAAGAAATTTCAACAGATAGTTTATTTCGAGTGTTAAACGATTTGTTTATAATCTTGATATGAGAGAAAAAAACATCAAACCGCCAATGCTTTCTGACCGCCTTACCAAGGTGCTTAAAACCAGGAAGATGAGTAAGTCAGAATTAGCTAGAAGGGTTGGCGTGACTCCGCAAGCTGTAAATAACTGGTTCTCCAGGGGAGAGCTGGGGAGAGAGTCTGCTCAGCAGATTGCGGACGTCCTTAAAATCTCAATCGACTGGCTTTTGAATGGTGATCCGAATGACATTTTGACTATTGAACAAGTCAGAATGAAAAGGCTAAAACAATATGTCGAGAACGGCTCGCTTAAGATAGAAGATGATCCCTTCTTTGAAGAAATCCTTTCAGGAAAGAAACCAATTAATGACAATGTCGCAAGGCGTATTGAACGCGACTTCAGTCTCCCTTTCGGCTCTCTTGATTACGATCCAGAACGAGCACCATCTAATCTAGTTGGGGACTTATCTTCGACTGAGATCGAACTTGTACATCTTTTCCGTCAGATGCCAAAATCGGCGCAAAAGGAAATGCTGTTACTTTTTAACAGCAGAGTGAGTGAGTACTCGTCTCTTTTTAGAGAATTACTTGAACTAAAAGAACAGAAGTAGACCCATCCCCTTGCGTAGAAGCAGAAACCGGCACTTGCCGGTTTTTTTGTGCCCACCGACTAAAATTAAACTTCATGTTGAAATGCTCTTGACGAAAGTTTAAACCTGTTGTTTAATTCATGCATCAACAACGCGCTGCGTTGCTCCGATAAACGTTCCGCTGGCCGGCGACAAGGCAATGAGGGTGAGATGAGTAAGGTAAAGGTGGCGCCTATTGAACTCGAAATAGACGCCACGGAAGTAATCAATCAGGTCGAGGAACTACTGGGGTTACTTGAGCTTCCAGCCCGTTCCCTTGAAGGCATCCCTGAGGATGTCGTCAACCTGCTTTTTGACAACATCCGTCCCTTGCTTAACAACATCGTCCTTAGTGATTTCTCGACCACAGTTGGCACAACTGACGCCAACAAAATTTGTATCAAAGTCGAAACCATCGGGACGCTTGAGCATCTCGCTTCCGCAATCAGGGCAAGCAACTTTCATAGTTGTCAGTTTTGACATTTTTTATTTCCTTGCTGGCTGTGTGAGAACTACCAGCATACCACCGAGCCTGAAGTGGTTAAAAGACAGGCAAACATGAGGAGTTGGAATGAGCAAGCAAGGCATCAGAGCCCTGATCATTTCAGCAGTTATTGGGCTCTTCATCTGGATCGCGCTCTTCAGCGCACTGAGGGGATTGTTTCTATGAATGATTTCGCACGCAAACCCGCTCGTCAGCAGGCTGTTCGTTTAAATCCGCTGTCGGCTTTCATCCGCCGGGTGTGCTACATGCTCGCGCAAAAAGGAGGCCCTTCATGAGCACGATGTTTGCCCTGGTTCTCACCGTCAGCATGCTGACGGGCGGTAATCAGGATGTCCTGCTCGGCGTTTACGACACTGAGAATGACTGCAAGGCAGCTGCAGAAGAGCAACACGTGAAAGCTGAATGTTATCCACTGAAAGGTTTACTGGACGAGCATCCGGCCGGGTTCACGGTGCAAATGTAGGGGGAAGAATGCAGAAGAAATGCGGTTACTGCAGTAAAGCAATCGAGGGAAAGCCAGTGGTAAGCACCCTGTTGTACCTCCAGGGGAACCAGCTAGCACGGAAAGAAAAAGAGTATTGCTCTGAACGTTGCGCCTCTCACGACCAGATGGCTCACGAGGGCTAACGTAAACCCGCCGAAGCGGGCTGTACGTCCGGTGCCACCGACCAAAGTTACACCGGAAATTACCAAAACCAATGACCCCCCTGAATGGGCGCTACCAATGGCCCGGGGGATTCTACATCCAAAATAGAGGCTATCACATGGAATATTTTTATCTGATAAAAGCGACTCAAAAATCGGGTAAAGCTGATGCCGTAATCTGGCGCACTAATAAATCAGAAGCCCGCGCTCTACTGCAGCTCGACGTCGATCTGGAAGACGCTGGGATCGAAACAGGCCGCGGCAAAGACTATCAAAAACCTATTCGCACCGATTTCCCGGTATTCAACGACCTGCCAGCGGAGGGGGTTCTCGATTACTCATGGTGCGAACGCTACCAGCTCGGCGACGATGGCCGCACCTGGACTCTTAAGCCAGGACTGGCGCCTGCTGATGTTCATCACGGCGATAATGCCGGAGTATCCTCTGAGGCCGTTACTGGAGAGCTGGTTGATGCCAATACTACTGGCGACGCGGCACAAGATGAGACCGTGGAAACTTTCGGTAGCGATGAATACCAGGACGATTCAAGCGCGCTTTTTAACGTGGCAGAACTCCCCTTTCGCGCTCAGCTGCTGGCGCAGTATATGGCCGAAGAACGCCACGTTTATCATATCAGCATGCCTCACCGACAGGAGCTGTCAGTTCTTGAAATGGACACTGATAACGCAGCAGTCCAGGATCTGATTCTGGCCGCCGAGAATATCCCTGAAATCAAAAAATACGATATGCCGGCGCTCTGGAAATTCACCAGCGCCAATAAAAAAGTATTCCCGGAAGGGAAACGGCATGAACTCGGCAAGCGTATCCAGTTTGCAAAGCTGTGGTTCGCCACGAACGCGATTGACCGCGGCATTCTCACCAGGGAATGGGCTGCCGGTAACTGTATTTCTTCAGTTATGAAAACTGATGCAGTAACTAATGCTGGCGGCGGTAATAAAACCGATCGCAATCCTGACTACACCCATACCCTTGATACGCTCGATGTAGAAATAGCCCTGGCCACAATGCCAATGGATTTCGATATCTACAATTTCCCGGCATCAATTCACCGCCGGGCCAAAGAGATCGTCCAGAAGAAAGAAAGTCCGTTCAAGGAATGGTCTGCAGCGCTGCGCAAGGTTGCAGGCATCCTGGATTATTCCCGCGCCGCCATTTTTGCCCTTATTCGTGGCGCCACCAGCGACATTCATCATTTCCCGGTAAGTCTGCAGACCTATATCAATGCGAACCTGACCGAGCATAAGCATGACGCCCCTTCTACTGAGACGCTTGAAAAAGCTGGTCATGTTTCATCTGCCGCCGTCACTCTGGACGCTGTGAAAAAGGCTATCGATGGAGATGAAGGTGTGCCTGACCTGGAAACTCTCCCAACTGACTTTCAGGTAATTGGCACCGAACAGGTGAAAGAAGCTCAAAAGAAACGCCCTGACGCTAATCAGGTTCTGGCCGCCGAACGCGGCGAATATGTCGAAGGTATCAGTGACCCCACGGATCCGAAGTGGATAACCGAAGACCTGACCAAACCCAAACAGCCTGAAGTTTCAAACATGGGCAATGGTGTTTTTTCGATTGATGGTCTGATGGATAGCCAGCCAGCACCAGCACCAGCACCAGCACCAGCACTTTCTATCGTGGACCAGGCGCGCCAGCGCGCTGCAGAGGAAAAATTACATCCAGCTAATTCCGGGGAAACCACCAGCGATGTGCAGATGGAAACGGCTCAGCCGGTCGAAGACGAAAATGATAATGCGGTATCAGCAGGTGAAGGCGCTGATGAGCCTCCTGCGCAAACAATTGCCGTGAACATGAGCAAAATACTGGCTGAACGCTGCCCGGATCTTACCGCCGAAGTGCTGAAAAGCCAGGTTTCCGAGAGTGCTCATAGCGATGAAGAGGAAGAGGCTGAACAAGCAGCACCAGCATGGCCGGAGTATTTCGAGCCTGGTCGATATGAAGGCGTGCCAAATGAGGTCTACCACGCCGCTAACGGCATCAGCTCCACGATGGTTAAAGATGCCCGGGTATCGCTGATGTATTTCGAGGCGCGCCATGTATCCAAAACCATCCAGAAGGTACGCTCCCCTGTTCTGGATATGGGCAATCTGGTGCATGCACTGGCGCTGCAGCCTGAGCAGCTGGAAAAAGAATTCAGCATCGAGCCGGAAATCCCGGAAGGCGCCTTCACCACGACTGCGACGATCCGCGCGTTTATCGACGAGTACAACGCCGGGCTTCCGCCGCTGTTGAGTGCTGACGATATCAAGACGCAGTTGGAGGCGCACAACGCCACCCTGCCCGCTCCTGTACCGCTGGGCGGCGACAAAGATGCAATTGGCATTGCGTATCTGGAATTACCTGACGAGTTCAAGCGAATCGTTGGTGACGATAAAAACTTTACCGCGTCAGCAATGAAGGCCTGCATCAAAGAATACAACGCCACCCTGCCAGCGCCTGTTAAAACCAGCGGCAGCCGTGATGCCATGCTGGAACAGCTGGCGCTTATTAATCCTGACATGGTTGCTCAGGAAGCACAGAAGGCGCAGCCCCTGAAAGTCTCTGGCACAAAGGCCGATCTGATTCAGGCCGTGAAATCGGTAAAACCGGATGCCGTGTTTGCCGACGAGCTGCTGGATGCATGGCGCGAGAACCCGGAAGGAAAAGTGCTGGTTACCCGCCAGCAGCTGGCTACGGCACTGGCC